TGCATCCCACATAATGCCACCACAACCCTCAGAGTATGGCACATCCTTGTATTGCTGATGCCTTTTGAAAGATGCCATCCTTGCAATGGTATCTCTGCTTATCTTCTCTCTACTTGCCAACTGATTTGCTCTTGTCCATCCAACTGGTGTACCACAGTCGCTACCATTCTCCTCTTTATACTTCAATGCCCTTTTTGCATTGTTGGTAGCTGCTTCTGGGTAATCGTTGTATGTTTCTTCTTTGTAATTATTTTGCTCTCCTTTCTCATCTTCCTCTTGAGCAAGATAGGCAACATAAGCGCGTTCTGCGCTTGCTCTTGATGTGTACATACATTCACCATCTCCTATCCTAAATTTTCCGTCACCGCAACTATATATTGGCATATTTAATCTTCTATTGGTTCAAAAACAATAATATTGTCTTGCTCTGGTAAAGGTACAAAATGCTCAACTTCTCCACTTGTAATAATATCAGGTATATCATCTCCAAATGCTGCACATCCACCACCTATTCTATCAAAGTGTTTACATTTAAAACAAATTAAGTCTACTGCTTCCATAGTTTATTTTTTAAAGTATTTATCTATAAGTTTTCCAACAAGTACAGCATATTTACTTGGTTTAGAACTTAATCTATACTCAGTAAATGATTCAGCCATAAATTCATCAATATTTGTACTTGCATAATCACCTAATGAAATTTGATTAACATTATACATATCTTCTTTAGAGTAATATTCCTTTAATTCCTTTTTATATAAATTATTTATTTTTCTTAGTTCTTTATAATATTTTACAAGTTCTTCTGGAGCATTAAATTGCTTTAACTGATGTCTTAATGACATTAAGTGAGCAAATTCATGCACAGTTGTTGATTGATCTAAATTTTTTTCATCCACTCTACTTTTAAATCTAATTCCCTTAAAATCTTCATTAAAAGTCCTATACTTAGCATCACCTACTCTATCACCAAAATTTGCCTCATAAATTACTCTACCATCATTTGAGCATCTTACATAACCATAGGATTTAGCTGTACTTTGAAACGAAATAGTAGTATCATAAGTATTATTTATAGCAGGTGACAATTTATATTCGCTTGTCAAAGATTGTAATGTTTCTTGTCTTTTAGTTAATTGATCTACTGTCAAATTTGGTGGTATATTTACTTTATTAACTTTTAAATTTGTATTATTAGAAAATATAGATTTAATATTTGCTGATATATCTTCTTTTGTTAATGGCTTTGTTACTTCAATTGATTGGTTAACTACATTTTGAAAATTAATGTTAGGCTGTAAATTAACACCACCAACTTTAGGCTTCATAATTAGTCTACCATTTGCGTCACGTTTGGGAATGAACCCAACTGTGCAACGGCAATTTATAGTAAAACCGGCAGGTGCGCTGATATCACCAGGTTGCATTGCCACCACAGCCTCACCCTTCTTTCCATTTGAGGTAAATGGTTGGTCAAAAGGTACAATCACACCATCCAACTCAACATGATCAAACTCATCATCTGGTATCCTCCTCGTTCTGCTATCCCTTGCACTTATCCATTGCTTGTCAACTTGGAAGCCATGCGCCTCTGCCCCTTTCATCGCCCCAATGTTTGAACCCCTCATCACCTCTGTTCTCACTATCCTTCTCGCCCTCATGTTAGAATACTCTAACTCCTTGTCATCTAAAACCAACTTAACTATATCATCAACACTCAATCCTTCTTGAACACCTGCATTTGCTATGTCAATCAACCTCTTTTTAGTTGTTTGAGTAATACCAGACACAAGTGTAAAGCCTTTCACCATCAAGAACTCAAGTATCTCTTTAGTCCATTGAGCATTGAAGCCAAATGTCTCAGCCTTTTGTTTTGCTTCAATCTTCAATGCCCTATAAACTGCATTTCCAAAAGTAACAACACTTTCCTTATACATCGCCTCAAAGACCTTTATCAAATCCTTCTCCCACAAATTTAAACCAAGCTTAGAGATTGATGCCTCTACACCTATCTTCTCTATATCTTTTGCAAAGCCTTCAAATTGAGCAAATATTGACTTCTGTATAGAATTGATATACTTTTTCTCTATATCGTTCCTAATCAGTTGAAACTTGCGCCAATATTGCTCTCTTTGCTTCGCGTTCATCTTCAAGTCTTTTTTTATGCCACAACCTCAAGTCGCGCATCATCATTGCTTCAGTTCGGCATTTCCTCTCCGACTCCATCTTGGGATGCAGAGTCATCACCATTGACCATATTGTCTGATCCGAAGTCCATGCTGTTATTTGTTCCATCATGTACAGTTAAATCCATCCCAACTTGATCAAGCCTTACAAGTCCACCATTTACATAGGAATACTCATAAGCACCTTCTTTCTCTGAGTAGTTCATCGCTACACGCTTCTCATCAAAGGTCAACCAGTTTGCATCACGAAGTGAACGGGTCATCCTCTCCATGTCTTGTTGCATCTCTGGAAGTGCAGTAATATCAAAATCAATATACAAGTCCTCACCAAATTGTGGAACCAACCATTTGTTTAACTCATCACGCAACTGACACAACTTTGGTACAATTGTGTTGGTCACCAAGTCACGCATTGCGTTCTGGTAGTTGTTGTAGCTTGATGTGTCTGTATCAAACAACACAGCAGGCAAACCAAACACCCTACACCATTGGTGCATTGACATTTGCATTGTCTTGACAAGCTCCATATCAACACTACTCAAACCAAAGTTTAGGTAGTCCCAAGGTGTTTGAAGTACATCAATCCTTCCTTTGTTTTGTGTACCATTCACATCATCATTCAGCTTCCTCTTAATAAGGTTGGCTTGTTCCATTGATGGTTGAGCAGAGATTGAACCTACAACTTTTGGAGTTAGTGCACCTTTTGCTCCACCATTGAAAGCCATCATCGCAGATGCATCAGCAGCAGCGTTTGACATTCTTAGGGTCTTGTAAGATGCTCTTAGGGGTGATAGTCCTCTAAGGTGTGACCTTGTGCTTGAGTTGAAGTCTGGGTTCCATGTTTTCCATTGGCACACCCTACTTTTCTCTATGTCAATACCTTGGTCAACCATTAGCTTATATCCAAGGATGCCATATAGGTCATTGGGATCAGGATATATGTCAAGGAACTGTGTCGGGAGAACGAACATCTCCAACACCTTAGTGCCTGAGATTCCGGTGTTGCCATAGATGTTCCCTTCGCCCGATAGGAAATGGTAGCCAATTAGGTTCTCAAGGAACTGATCTTGTGCTTGGCCAGGGTTGGGTCTCTCCAATAATTTAGAAAGAGGAGTGTCCATCACTACGTTCTCAGAGTATGCGTTCTTCCTCGCAAGGATGGCTTGCTCGTATGCACCTTGTCCGGCTTGCAATCCACGAGAGAGTTGCTTGTAACGCATTAAGGATGTCCTGGCTTTTTCGCCATTGTTCAAGCGGTACACATACCAAGGGATGCTCGCTGACTTGCGTGCAAGAAAGCTGACAATGGCATACACATCAGCATTGCCAAGGTATCCATCCATCACATAAGACTCTTGATTGTATTGTTGTAAGACCGCACCATTTATACCTTGAAACGAAGGAGGAACATTCTGCTTTGGACTCAACCCCTTCTTCTTACCAAAAATATCAAATAGACCCATTTTTTTTATATTGCTCCCCAAGTTATCTTAGGGATTGTTAACTTGCTAAAAATGCTATATCTTAGGGCATCAAGTATGTGGTCACCAAACTTTACGGGTGAATCAAGTTTATTGCCATTTCTATCGGTTTTCCACCGATAATTTTTCAATTCCTTTAGTAAATTTACACTATCTTGCTGAATAAACAAGGGAGTGCCTTTTATAGTCCTAATTCCCTCCGTCACATCTTTGTTTGCGTGCTTAGCGTTAAACCCGTTCCTTACCAACTCCTCAATTGTCTTTGGCTCTGCTGCATCGCAAAATATCTCATCGTTGGGGTCAATATTAAGAACCTTTAGCCTATCCACCAAATCATTTGTGGTCAACCTGGTCTCATACAGCAATTCTTGGGCATAAGCAGCACCCTCAACAAACATAACCTTAACCAATGCACTTGGCACGTTAAACCCAAAGTCAAGACCATAAACCACCTCACCATCTTCTGGCATCTCTGCCGTAGTCCTATAATGCGTATATATCAAATCTTGGCTAAGACCCCTCTCACCCAATCCATAAATCTGCCAGTAGTTAGGGTCGGCATCCTTTAGCCTCTCCAATTCGTCAACCAATTCTTTAGGAAGGAAGGGGTTATCTCTAAAGGTAGTGATATTGAAGTCAGCATCATCTCTTGGAATCACAGAATCATAAATCCAACTTGCCACATCAGATGGATTGTAGTCAATCACTATCTTACCCTCGGTACGCATGATTAACTGCATCCAAGCCTCATAGGAAAGTTCATTTGCCTCATTGCAGAATAAGTACGTTCTTGCCCTACCCCTTATCTTTTGAGGTTGGTCTGCACTTACAAACTCAATCGTATTCCCATTAAGGCTATATATCTGCTCAGTCTTATTGTGGTTGTCCTCTGAATATATGTTAAGTTTTGTTAATATGTCCACAAAGTCTCTGAGAACAGAACCCTTGATAGATGGAAGCGATTGCCTTACTATTGTGAGAGTCTTGTTGTTTTCTTGAAGCAACTTTATTATAAAATATATTAAAATGTTATAAGTTTTTCCCGACCTACTGCCCCCCTGCATTACAGATATACGTTTTTTACTCTCTGTTAAAATTTCGTAAATCTTATTTGTTTTTAGTGTTGCGTTCATGAGATTTGTTTAGTCAACCAAAGGTAGTTGAGTTTTCAGCGAAAAAAAAAATTTGGGAATGGGATTTGAGTTTGAAAAGTAGAGGTTGGAAGGGGGTCATCGTATATGGCAATTTTATAAAGGTTGTGTGGACTACTTTTATTTTTGGTCATTACCCCAACCCCCCTAAAAAGGTAATTCCTTTAAGTCCCCCCCATCGTATATAGCCATCTTGCCCACATTTCAGCCTCAATACTAACAACTTTAGTATCCCCTATAACTAACGTTATGTTAAATAGGCACGCAAAGAGTTATATATCAATTGCTTACATATTATCTTTATCTTCTATCTGAACAGTCCTATTGTCCTGAAGTAGGATGTTAGGCTTGATGATCTCAATTGCTATCTGGTTGAGGTTACCTTCTATCTTGGATTCTATCTTCTGAGTGGGTAGACCAATGTAGTATGCGCAGAAGAGTTGTATGGCTTTCATATCCCCTTCCTTTATCTTTTCGTGTAG